AGCGGATTGCACCCCCCCCATGCAATGAATTGCACCCATATAGAACAGAGTATAACACAGAAGATAAAACAAACCCCTTACCCCTTTCTTTGCCACATGCTGAAGCGTTCAAAAGAGCATGGGCTGAATGGGTACATTACCGCAAGCGGACGAGCCGAGCCTTGTCCGAGTTCGCATCAGCCAAGCAACTCAAGATGCTGGGGGCTATGACCGAGGATGATGCATGCAAGTGTATCGAGCGATCTATCCTCAACGACTGGCAGGGTTTGTTTGTTGACACGACCAAGGGCAAGGGCAACACCAAGACCCTCTCTCCAACCGATCACCAAAATGGCTTCTGAACGACCCTACTGCCGGGGATGCAAGGGACAAGTAACCCCCGTGCTGGACACGAACAAGGGCCAGCTGCTGAACTTCTACACCTGTGAGCCATGCGCTGACACCGGTAAGACCACGCACTTCAGCCATCCCTTTGACTACAGCGAGATGTTTGCTGGCAAGGGCTACCGCTTTTCCCCACGTCACCCAGACTATCCTAAGGCTTTTGAGGACACGGACAAGGCAAGGCTCGCACCCAACCTCCAGAAGGCGTTAGACTGGAAGCCAGACGGCAAGAAGTCCCTGCTCCTGCACGGCATCACGGGGGCTGGCAAGACCCGTACCGCTTGGGAAATCTTTAACCGCCTTTGGCTATACAACTTCCCAGAGAAGGCCGTGTGGCTACCCATGCGGAAACTTGAAGGGGCAATCGAGAAGGGGTTCGATGACCACAAGCACGGCAAGGTACTCGACTACTTCTGTTCTGTCCCGCTCCTGGCGCTCGATGACCTAGGCAAAGAAAGGTTGACTGCTCGCATGGAGACTGACCTATTCGCAATCATCGACGAGAGAACTTCCAACCTAAAACCCACAATCATCACAACGAACTACAATGGTACGACCTTACTTGACCGCTTTAACAACAAAGAAACAGGGGAAGCCTTCCTCCGAAGACTCCGTGAATACTGCGATGCCTTCCACGCTTAAGCGGCTGGATCGTGACGGCCTCCTCTGGGAGGTAGCCACCAAGGGTACAGTCTATTCCGTCAACCTGTCAGACGAGAGCTGCACCTGTCCCCATTGGACGTTCCGTCTCATCGATAAGCCGGTAGGCTCCCGTCGTTGCAAGCATGTCCTGGAGTGCCGAGAAGCCTTTACGAACCGTATCATCTTAGCCCTCAAAAATAATAGTTGACGAGTTAATCCACAGCCACAACCTCAGTCATCTCCCTCCTATGAAACGTCTACTAACACTCCTGCTTGCTGTCGCATCCTGCGAGGCAAAGTCCATCGTTGACTCTGACCTTATCCACAAGGTTGGTATCATTGAGTCTAATCTTAACGAGGACGCTATTGGTGACAATGGTCGTAGCCTTGGAGCCTTCCAGATTTCAGAGGCTGCTTGGGCCGATGCTGTTGCTTACAGCCGGGTTACTTCCGAGCCACACGATCCAGTACTTCCAACTAACTGGAAGCGGTGCGCTCACGATTATACGCTATCGCACTATGCAGCTGAACTCATTCTCAAGATGCATGAAGCACGGATGCTTAAGAATAAAATTAAACCGACACCGTTGAAATTATACATGGCCTACAACATGGGATACAATGCTGCCGCATCCTTTGGCTTTAATGATAACATGACCGCTGGCAAACGCAGGGCTATCCTCGTGCGAGCCAAGGGTATCCTCTCCAAGTAACCGCCATGTCTAACCCTACCAATCATCTTAAGGCTATCATGGCCTTTGCCTCTGATGAGGTTGTACGCATCGAAGTCGAGATCGAAGGCAAGGAGAACCAAATCGAATACCTCTCCGACAAACTCTCTAAGTTATTCCATGAGCTGCGTCGCTTCAATGACGAACATGGTCGTGACCTCCACCCGGACGTACTCGATGCTTTCAATGCTTCCTGGCGCAACCATGAGTCTTCCTTTGACGTATGGAACGCTGGCAACAATCCAGAGAGCATCAATGACGATGACCTCTAAACCAATCTCTACCCAAACACATATGAGCAACCCAATCATCGAACAACTCCGCAAACCCTTTCAGCCGTCTCGCATCGAGTGGCGTTTGCAATCCTCTGGCGAGAAAGCCGATGGCTCCATCTGGGGTCGTTGCCTTGCCTACATCGACAACCGTGCCGCTATGGAACGCCTCGATGAAGTCTTCGGCCTTAACTGGTCACAGGCCGAGGAGTTCAAACAGATTGGTGCGCAAGCCGTCTGCACCGTGACGATCACCATTGAGTCCATGACTGAAGAAGGCCGTCCCTTGTTCCCTTACCGCTCCGTTACCGGCAGCTGTGCTGTGGAAGCCAACGGTGACATCGACCCCTTCAAGTCTGCTGCCTCTGGTGCAATGAAGCGAGCCGTGGTAAACCTAGGCATTGGTCGTTACCTATATGACATGCCCGAAGCGTGGGCGGTCATCGACCCTAAGGGCAAGTACGATGGCAAGACCAAGAGCGGTAACCGCTTCCGCTGGAACCCTCCAGGTCTAGATGCCGTTATCGCACCACAGGCTACCATTGAGGACTCTGCTCCTTACGTTGCCTTTGACGCATCGTTCGCCAAGACAAGCCCTGCCCCTGCCGCACCGGCTCCCGTCCAGTCAGATGGTACGTGGCGCACGGTTGTCATTCCATTCGGCAAGCAGAAGGGCCAGACCCTTGGTCAGTTGCCTCCTAACTCCCTCAAGTGGTGGCGTGAAAACTACCAGCCTAAGCCTTACAACGGTAAGATTAGCCAGAAGGACAAGGCTTTCCGTGACTCCCTTGACCAGTCCGCTGAAGCCTACAAGCCGATGACCGGAGCCATCGATCAAGTCATCGATGAGTTGACCACGGATAACCCACCCGACGACGTACCGTTCTAATCTCTATGTGCCACAACACCGACCCAGAAGAATATGAACTCCTAGACGAGAAGACGGGCAGTAACCATAGCATGGAAGTATTCATCCATGACGTGCAGGAGCTGCCTGTCCTTTCGGACGAGGAAATTATGACCATCCTTAACCTGTACAAACATGAGCGTAATTAAGATACCTAAGTCAGTAGGGCTGGAGCCAGATGATGTGCGTCGCCTCATGGCTTCTATGGCTTCTAAGAGTGATGAGCCATTCAAGGCTAAGAACTCTGTCGAAGCGGCCTACCATATGATTAGGCAGTCCGGCTCAACGCTGGCTTGTGCCTGTCAGTCCTGGAAGGTCAAGAAGGCAGCGGTGATTAAGTATGCCAAGGAGAACAACCTACCGTTCCTTTGGTCTTCGTCTGTCTATGACGAGGAAGCCAAGCGGGTTGCAGCTGAACTTATTAAGTCTGGCGCACACGTTCAGAACCTACGTCACGGCCTACGTCAGCGGGTAGCCTATCTCCTGGCGTTGAAGGTAGGGGTGTCCGAGGCTTGCCGAAGGATATCCATAGATCGTCGGGGGCTTTACTATTACTGTAAGAACTACGATTTGCCTACACCGGCAAGAGCCATTAAGTAACAATGAGTTTCTTTGAGCCACCTCCTGCTACCAAGTATACCGTACTTAACCTTGGTGCTGGCGTTCAATCGTCATGCCTAGCGTTGCTGGCGGCTCGTGGGGAAGTTACACCTATGCCGGACTTTGCGGTATTTGCTGACACGCAAGCCGAGCCTACCAATGTATACAAATGGTTAGATTGGCTTGAGACTCAGTTGCCTTTCCCGGTCATTCGAGTAACTAAAGGAAGTCTTACTGATGATATCCTAAAGATACGCATCAAGGAAAAATCTATTTACTCAGACAAGCCATTGTCATATCTGCGATTAAACATCCCCGTCTTTGGCCTCACGCCCCAAGGCGAGGTGCGTCCTGCACTTGGTAGGGCTTGTACCGCTGACTTCAAGGTAGCCCCTATCCTCAAGGAAATCCGCAAGCGTTGTGAGATTAAGCACGGACAAAAGGAAGTGACCGTGACCCAATGGATTGGCATCTCCTATGATGAGATGCAACGCATGAAGCTGCCGAGTAATTTCTGGACTCAACACCGCTGGCCTCTTGTCGAGAAACGGATGACTCGATCCCATTGCATTGAATGGATGGCAAAGAACGGTTACCCAGAACCTCCACGTTCCGCTTGTTACTATTGCCCATTTCACGATGATGAAGAATGGCGCAGACTTAAGACGGAAGACCCGGAGCATTTCCAGAAGGCCGTAGAGTTCGATAAGACCTATCGTCGCCTTCAGAACGAGAACCCAGGAGGTCTACGCATCGAGGTTTATCTACACAAGTCCTGCAAACCGCTCGACCAAGTGGACTTTACTGATAAGGATGCTAGTCAAACAAACTTTGATTTTAAATCCGAATGCGAAGGCATGTGCGGTATCTAACAACTTATGGATAACAAATACGACATCATCGCTATGGGCGATAACCACGGTGACCTAGCCTGTGAAGATACGCTAGATGCCATCATGGAGTTTGTGAAACAGGTGAAGCCAAAGTACCGGGTACACCTAGGCGATAACTGGGACTTCCGCTGGGGCCGTAGAGGCGTGGACAAGTCTTCCGCTGATGCCAAGCAAGGCATGGAGGATGACCTGGAAGCGGGCATCAGTTGGATTAAGCGCTACAAGCCTACCCATTTCCTATTCGGAAACCATGATGATCGTATCCGTCAAATTATGAACAACACGGACTCTATCAAGGACAAGGAAGACATGCAGAAGTTGCAGGACAGAATGATGTCCACCCTGCGGAGTGTAGGTTGCAAGGTCATCAAGCCCTATAACGTGAAGACAGGTCGTATCCAGATCGGGCCTATCACTTTCATCCACGGATTTAGTCACGGCATGAATGCCTTACTCAAGGATGCCCGTACCTTCGGTCAGCCCGGTGGCGGGTTCTGCATGGGCCACTTGCATCGCCTTGAGCAGCTGAACATCGAAGCCTTTGATGGTGGCGCTGCTTGGCTATGCGGTTGGGCGGGACGGCAAGAGGACGCTGACTATGCGTTTCGGATGCCAGGAAGCCTACGCTGGCAGAACGGGTTCATGTATTTTAAAGTGGATGGGAATAACTATATTGGGAAACAAGCGCACCGCTTTGGAAATGGCTGGTACTTCCCGAATGGAGATGTATACAAAACCAAATGAGCGAAGTAAACAAAGACAGTATCATCGAAGGTTTTGCTGCTAACTTAATTCGTCTAGGCAACGAGTGCCGTGACCACGCTGCCGAGAACGCCCGCCTCAAGGCTCTTATCATTGAAATGGACAAGACAATCAACGAGTCGCAAGCAGGAGTGCGTTACCTACAGTCCGAGGTCGAGCGACTTAAGAACAACTGCGAATACCTTGACCAGAAACTGGATGAGGAAATCGATAAGTCTGCTATGCTCTGCGGACAGGTCGAGCTGCTTACCAAGTATGGGGATGTCTTAGAGTCTGGTTTGCGCACTCTGCCCGGTGACTTCCCACGATGCCTTGCTAACGAATGGACAGCCGCCAAGCAGGGCAAGCAGTCGTGATCTACGAGTTCCGCAACCCCATGCCGGTAGAGACGCAGCTAGGCTATGGCATGCTGGTCTATGTACGTGATGGAGGTACATTCGCCAATGACGTGTTTGCAATAGTCCTCGACAACGATGGTGTCCTGCGCCACTTCTCCACCGATCAATTCAAGTTTGTCCGCAATGACACCTTTGGTATCCGCACCGATCAATAACTCATGGAAGAAGAAATCAAATCAGAGCGTATCCGTATCCAGGAGCATAACCTTCCAGACTTTCTTGAACGTGCCAAGTCTCTTGGCCTATCCCTTAAACGTGCTAGGTTCTTGCTCAAGGTAGGCGAGGACTATAACCCGGCTACCCACAACGAGCGTAAGACAGAGAGGCGTGTACTTACCGATACTCACCACATGACTAGACCTAGTGGTCGCAAGTGGTACTTTAAGTATGTCTAAGGGCATCAACATCTCGCAGCCCCTGTCTATGAATACCGAAGAGGCCAAGGTCATGCGGGACGAACTCCTAAAGCAACACGGCTATGAAGCAAAAGAGTGATATGCTTAAGGCGCTAGAGTCCTATCTAGCCAGGAACAATCGTGAGCAGGAAGTACCTAAAGGGTTCAAGAGCCGTGAGGAAATTATGAAGATGTTCGGTATCCAAAAGAGAAAATGGGATCGGCTCTATAGCGAACTGATTAAGGCCAAGAAAGTTGAAAGCGTTTGGGTACGTAGGGCAAGGGGGCATCGATGCTTCCGTATCTGCTTCTACAAGATAGACGAAGCACTACTTAAGGAACTATCCAAAGGCGTATAGCAGACCGGCTGGAACGTCTGCTACACTAAACTTTAGTCCTCTTCCTATGATGCGCCACAACAACGAAAACCAGCCCGGACTAGGTCTGTGTCTTAGGTTGACCGACTAGCTGCCTTACGCAAGCCGTCATAGGACTATCTTCTTCACACGTCCCTAGACATCTTCCACATCTTGAAAGTAAGACTTCCACCGATGATTAGGCTAGATGCTACTAGGGCAAGGGCCACGTCGCATGAGTTCTGTAAGGCGATAGTAGCATCAGTCAACTGACGGCCTAACTTACCATCGTCGCTTACTAGGCGGTTACCGTCTGTAATCAGAAGAGCCATGCTGTTACTATCAGCAAATGCACTCAATGTGCCAGAGATAATGAATGCCGTATAGCCAGCGCAGATGGCAGAGATAAGAAGCACTATCGCAACAACTGCGATAAGGTTCCGTTCACTTCCTCTTGGTTCGCTTGCCATTGGTCTTCTTGGGTTCTGGTTTGCCGATCTGCTTATCAATCCATCCCTTAGCGAAACGGATAGCACCGGCACTTACCTCTGGGGCTGCGAAACCGCAAAGCCCTACGATGGCTAAGTAAAGAGTAAACGACTGGATATGCTCCTTGATACCCCAGCCGACCAAGACGGCTACGATGGCGGCAGCAACCCCCTTGGCTAGGATAACCTTCCAGGACTTAGGGTCTTCCTCAAGCAGTAGTCGAGCGCACATGGCTGAAAAGCCTAGGACTGAGGATACCAATCCATCCTTGGCTAGTTGCCCATACTCCTCTGCTGGTGGGGATGGAGGGGTCATGGTATGGTTTGGGTATTAGAACGTCTTAGGAAGGCAAATCCAGCGACCAAACTGGCAAGGATTAACACACCCAAGGACGGTAAGAACCACGGAGTCCCAATAAGGGATGGATAGGCTAGGGCAAAGACCGACACAGTCCCCGATACACCGGCTACCAAGAACTGACGCATCCAAGCAAACCCGATGGCGGCTATAGCGGTGATACCCCCTAGGACAACGCAAGCCCATGTTACTATGTCCTCCTTGGCCTTCTGGATTTCAACGTCCTTAGCCTTGAGGTCATCTTGCAGTTTCTTGATGTCGGCCTTCAGCGCATCAATCTCAACCTTGGACTTCTTCTGGGAGTCCTCCATCTTAACCCAATTTGCATCCAGATCGGCAAGCGACTTCTTGCCATAGGCGATAGCATCCAGATACACCTTCTCGTTATTCTGGCTGGCTCGCTGACGGGCAAAGGCCACGTCACCTTCGGTAGGCTTGGGGAGATACGACGATGCTACGTCCAGTTCCTTTATGGCTACCAATGGCTTATTAGTAACATTCTCCTTGGCTACCACGATGGCAGCTCCAACCCGGCTATCAACCTTGTCCAACTTCTTACCGACATTATCGATAATCCCACCTTCAGCGGACGGAGCCGGGTCTGGGGTACTAGTTGTCTGGCATGCCGCCAGGAACACGATGCACAGTAGATACTTCATCGGGAATACTTTCCAGCCAATGTTTCTTGACGCTTGCGCTCACGCTCCTGCTCTTCGGCTCGACCACCGACATAGCCTTGAGCCTGCATATAAGTCTGCTTTTCTCCAAGCATACGCTTCAGTTCGCCACGGGCCAAGTCTTGGACATTGGGCTTACCTTGGACGGTTGACTGGGTGTTGCGGAGACGATGCTCGTTGATAGCCATCGCACGATAGATGTCTTCCAACTTGGTCGTATTATAGAGTTCCGTTCCGTTGACCCCATACAGGTGATAGCGGTAGGACGGCTTGCCCTTGGCATCTAGGCCGTTGTAGACCTGTACCAGTTGGTTGCCCAGTTCGGTCTTCCAAACAGAGTCCACGGTCTTGTTGATTGCTTCGATGGCTTCCGTAGGGCTACGGAGATAACGATCAATAGTACGGACACCGGTCTTGAACGCCTCTGAGCCTAGGGCTTGACCAGCGGCTACTTCCCCGGCTCCAGCCGTAGGGCCAGCACCCTGCTGCGGAACTACTTCCGTAGGACGTGTAACCACCCGCTTGGCTGGCGCACCCGTGGAATTGTACACACGGGTAACAACCAGAGGACGGTTGACGATGGCAATAGGCAAAGACTCACGTGGGATTAGCAATGCCTTATTAGCCAAGGCTGAGAAGTCTAACGTTGCTTGAGATGTCTTTAGAGCATTGGCGATGGCATCGGCATCCATCTGACCACGCTGGGTGATTTCAGCATTTAGCTGCTGGTTAATTGTGGCACGTTCAATCTCTAAGTCAGCCTTGACCTTAGCAAGGTTGTCAGCCGCCGCCTGTGCAGTAGCTGCATCCTTCTTCTGGGCTTCTTCAAACTCGACCTGTGCCTTGGCCTCCCGACGCTCGACATCACGGATCTCTAAGTCTAACTTACGTTGAGCCTTATCCAGGTTGGCTTGAGCCGTATCCATAGCGGCATCGGTAGCCTTGATGCGATCCATAGCAACTTTCTTTTCCTGTGCTGTCCGTGCCTTGTCAGCCTTAGCCTTCTCACGGGCTTCAATTTGAGCAATCGCACGGACTTCACGGGTGGCAAGTTCACGGGCATATTCCATGTCTTCAGCCACCTTGAGTTTCTCACGGGCCGCATTCGTGGCCTCCTTGAAATCCTTAGCCAAGTTAGGAACGTTCTCTCCTTCAACAAAGATTTCGTACTGTGTCACGCCACCACCACGAGTTTCCAAAATGTAGGTGTCACGGAGCGTAGGATGGTTCCAAAGACCAGTAGTCTCAGTAAGGGCGGTAGACGGACGGAACTTGTTTGCTGTATCTAGGTTTCTTGCTTCCCACTTGGCTGGAGACATGTTGAACTGACCACGGGTGACTGCCTCCTGCGTCACGTTGGTCGTGCGCCCGCTGTCACGGATTTGACCCATCGAAGAGATGTCCATGTCCATGAACGTGTATTCAAGACCACGAACTTTCTCAGTAGTGAAGGTGGTCTGATTAACCACAACCCGACCCTTGCGGACTGTCATACCGTGGATTGCACGGAGCGCAGTTAAACGGGCTTCACCTAGTACGTTATCCCCGTCTCCAAGGATTTTAGCGGAAGGTTCGACAATCTTGCCACCCGGCTTCTCGACAGAAGTAGGGTCAATAGGGCCACCGTCAATGTAGTGCTTTAGCCAAAGGTTGGCCTTGTTGTGGAACTCATTGTCATCAAAGAAGAGTTCACGCATACGAGCAGCTGTTAAGTCCTTACCAGAACCGTCCTTTATGTAGCCAACAGGTTTACCGTCTTTATCAAGGATGCGGAGTCCTTCCGTGAAGGCACGATTGGTCTGGTCTTGGTAGGCATCAATGTCGAACACCTTGGCTCGCATACGGACGCTCTTGCTGTAGTTGGCTTGACCAGCAGGGTCTAACTTCTGCCATTGAGCCTCGCTGATAGACTTCTTACCGTCTGACGTATAATAGACATTGTTGACCTCAAAGCCAACGATTGCAAAGTTACGGTCAGATACGAACCCATAGTCACGACCAACATAATTGCGGTTCTCCGTAGTAGCCGACTTGTTACGAGAGAAGACGTTGGCATATCGAGCCGACAAGATAGGGCGATCCCCATCAAGCTGCATAGCCTTCAAGATGGTAACCATATTCTCCTTGACCGTCTGAGGCAGGGACTGGATGCGAAGGATGGCATCGATTTCAGCCTGTGTAGGCTTACCGTAGATAACGTCGCGCTCTCCCTTGCCAGCAACATCCCGACCAAAGATAAGACCACGGCTGTTCTGGTTAACGGACTTCAAAGCGGTGATGATGAGTTCACCGTGCATATTCATCACGTCCCGAACCGTAGGGGTTCCAGGAGCGGGAGGCCGACCAGCGGAACCCACAGGCGTAGGAGCTGCACCGCCACCCGTAGTACCAGCAGCAGGAGTAGGTACAGTAGTAGAAGGGTCTGGTAGAGGATTACCTTGGTCATCGAGGAACCAGTCTAAGCCGGTAGCACGGAAGATGTCTGCACGTTGCTGCTGAGTCAGAGACTCAATAGGGGCGTTGGTGATGCGAGGGCTTTGCTTGCCACCGGTCAGACGATAAACGGCTTCGTACATCTTGACCATCATAGGGTCACGGATTACATCGCCACGATTGTTTAGGAAGAACCCACGGACTGTGCCATCGGACTCCTTAATGAACCGCATCCCGGCCTCACGCATATTAGACACAACGTTGCCAGCAAAGGAACGAGGAACAAGACCGATGTTTGGATCGAAGAAAGCGGCAAACTCAGAGCGGAGGTTATCCGTATTGAGGACATCGAACAAAGTGCGCTCACCAACAGTAACACGCTTCATGATGTCACCGAAGCCTTCGCCACGGACATTGGTAAGACCTCTGGCTTGACCTGTGCCACCATAACCTACGCCACGTGCTTGCGTATCGATGGTAGCCATCCACCACGACAAAGCCTCACGGGTATAACGCTCAAGGCCAGCGGTGCTACCGTTCTTCTGGTACTCGGCTAGACCCTTATCGATACCCTCTTGATAAGCCTTAGCGTTCTCTGGGGTAAGGTTAGACTTGTATGCCTCAAATAAGGCATCACGTGCAGCCGTGGACAAGCGACGCTTACCAGAGTCTTCTTTAGACCACAGGGCATCGTTCATGTCCTTGACGATTGGGCTGATGGCATCGTCCTTTAAGATGGCCTCGAAAGCCTCGTGAACCATAGTCAATCGGTCAGCCTGTTCAATATTGATGTGGATGTAGCCCGTGTCATCCACGTACATACCATCCATCACCTGGCGCATATTAGTGCCGTTAGCCGTCTGGCGGGTTTCGTACTGTCTCCAGTTAACGGAGGTGTCCACACGGACTCCAAGTTCGCCATGCTTGGCGGCAATCTGCACGTTCTCAGCCAAAGATAACTTCAAGGCATTCTGCTCGTTGGCTAGATCGTTCTCCATCCGAACCAGCGACTCGGACGTGGTCTTACCGGCTTGCTTCAAGGCATCCTTGGTAGCCGTGATATTGTCCGTTAACTTCTGGATTTTGTTGTTGCTGGACTCAACCTTGCGGTTGCTGTCGGCAAGCAGCTGGGTAGCGGCATCGTAGTTAACCTTGTCCTGTAAACGGTTTCTGACAGATGCCACTTCAGCGTCAGCCATAGCGGCGGCGGCAGTAGGGTCACCTGGATGCTCGGCATTGGCCTTAGCCCGGATGCGGTTAATTTCTGCTGCTGGAAGATTGTAGGTAATCCCGATGGTAGCGGACTCCGCTGCGTTACTTAAGATGATGCGACCACCGCTGAAGTTCCAAGCCTTGCGGTAAGAGTCGGCTCGCTCAACGAACTCATTGTAATTCTTAGAGCCATCAAGCCATTGACGAAGACGAGCGGACTGGTCTGGAGCCAACTGCTGGTCGATAGCAATAACCTCTGCAATGGACTCCTTACTACGAGTCAACTCATTTGTATGAGGTGTGACGGCAATGCGGCTCATGGCTCGCATACCAACGGACGATGTAGCGCCCATACCAAAGCCATAAGCAGCCATCGAACGGTCATTGGCAAAGGCCATCAAAGATCCAGTAGTACCGCCCTTGATGATGTCATCTACAACGACATGGAACCCGGCACGTGCAGCTTGCTCGTAACCAGAGGAAGCCATCCATTGAAGGCTCTTCATTTCAGCCGTTAACTTCTCCATAGCAACTACATCGTTGGCTACGTTTGCGTTTAACATATCGTCACGGACAGAACGAATAGCCGCCTGGATGGGAGAAGCCATGACGTACTCACCGCTGGACATGGCCTTGGCAATGCGACGATTAATGGCTCCAAGACGCTCCATGTTAGAACCAGCCGCTACAAGGTTCTTGCCGGTGATTAGGTATGATGCGGCAAACAGACCAGTAGCAACACCACCACCACCAAGTATAGAGTTAATGCCTTCCGCATCGAAATAATATGCTCCACCACCGACTGCACTACCTAGAGCAGTAAATCCTACAGCCCTAGAAACCATTGGGCTTTGGTTGGCTAGAATGAAGTTAACGCCACGACGGAACAATCCCCTTGAAGCGGCTCCAGTATTGATGGTTTCACCAAGGCGGCGAACCCCACGACCTGTGCCTTCAGCGGCAGCAGCGATAGCGCCAACTACAGCCCCAGAGACAGGACGTGCTGTGCCAGCCTCGATGCCACCACCAATCTTTTCGGCATAAGCCGCTACCTTAGTCTGAAGGGCTTTGATGCGACCAGCGATGCCAAGTTCATTCGTTGCGATAGTATCTGCAACCACCTTGGTGACCTCATCTGCAAGACTAGCAGGAAGACCCGTTGTCTGCCCGGATACGACCAAGGCCAATGCCTCTTCGTTTGTGATTTCACGACCAGTAGTCTGTTTGAACGAAGCCTTCACACGCTCCGCAATAGGGGTCAATGCCTCGTTGGTCTTTGCCACATCCGCAGCGATAACCTTAGCCTCTGCCGTCAAAGCCTTACCTTCGTCAGACAGTTCGCCAATCTTAGGCAAAGCTGCGCCACCCTTGCCAGCCAACTTAAGTAGGCGAAGCCCACCGACTGCGATAGTAATAGGGTCATAGGAAGCCGTAGCAGCCTCTTCTAGTTTGCGATCACCATAGGCAGTCTCAGCGATGCGGGCGGTATCTTCCATCCCTACAACTTCATATGCACGGCTGACGGCATTCTGATTAGCGGAAGCGATGTTGTCTAGGTTGCTCTTCCAAATGGATACGGCCTTGAGGATGCTCTCCTTGGACTGACTTTCCCAGTAGGCATCGGAGTCACGGAACTGATTAATAAGAGCATCAGCGGCTGGCTTAAAGATGCCACCCTTCTGATCGTTAGAAATCTGCTGGTTATGTTCCTGCATAAACAGGAACGAGTTCGGGTCTGTGGAGTCGGATACAAAGTGTTTAAATGCCACGGCAGCGTTGACAACACCGGAACCAAAAGAAGATAACTTCTCTCCATACTTACCTTTGGCAAAAGCACCATCTTCACGCAGTAAGGCAAGTTGAGTCAGCGCAGCCATGAACTCATCGTTAGACGGATTGTTTAAGTCTGTGTACTGGTCAATGAGCATCTGAACTTTAGCGGGGTCACCGGTACTCATGGCTCGCTGAATTGACTGGAGTTGACGAGAGATAGCAGGGCCAGCGGATGCCATCACAGTCTCGGCTCGCTTTAACTTCTCTGGGTTCTTGCGATAAAGTTCGGAGAAGTATTCTGGACGGGACTCTGCCTTAAAGTTGGTCAAGTCTGCAATGCCAGCAAGTGCGCCAGCCGTAGCCGTTAAGAAACTCTCACCAAGTTGGAAACCAGCCGTGATAGCCCCACCTAAGCCACCGCCAGGTTGACGGGACTTGTAGTAGGACATGGCCTTGAAAGCCTCAACTTGATCGTCTGGCTTCAGACCATCGATGAAACGACTGCCCTTCTGGCTCTCAGCAAAAATCAACTCACCATACGAGTACTTGTCATCCAGTTGCAGGAGGCTCTTACGGATGCCTGGAACCAACGAAGTGCCAAGGAAATCCTTGGTCTTGCGGTACATAGGGTCATCGATTTCCTTTAGGACATCGGTCTTAACGTCGTTAGGGATGTCAGCGGCGATGATAAAGTCCTTAAGCGACCTGTCATCCATTCCAATAATGCCAGCCTTAACGCCAGCCTTAGCATCCTCATCCTTGATGGATCGTGCCACAGGGATTAGGGAGTCCGTGATACGGGCTACATCCTTCTCGGCCTTAGGTCGGTCATACTTAACGACACGCCAAGCCACATCCTCACGCTCCTCGGCTGTACCTGTAGGACGTGACCCACGATAGAAGGCATCCAAAACGGACGCATCCTTTGACTCAATGGCACGATTTAGTTCAGACCAAACAAAGTCATTGGCGCTACGAGAGTCCTCGGTCTTAGTGACTCCGTATTCGGGAGTGCCGGGGATGTTCTCTGGCTTTAAGCCATACGGATCGTAGCCTTCTTGGGACTGTTGATCTGTGACAGGGTTGTTACCAGCAGCTTCATTGGTAGCCATTAAGATTGTTACTTCTTTTTGTTCTGGGCATCAATAGCGGACTGGATGCGACCAGCACGTTCTTTCTCAGTTACGGCTCCAGGGACAGGAAGATTGAAGTCGTAGTAGAACTGCTCGGACTTCTTTAGTTGAGCAAGACCCGGCTGGTCACCTTCACGCTCAAGATATTTACGGGAAGTTGGATAGTCGATAATGCCACCATTAGTGACAATCTTATCCTTGTACATCTCGTCGATTTTCTCGCCAAGAGCCTGTGTCTGCTTACGGAACCAGTCCTTGCCCTTGAGCATACTTGCGGACGAGATGTCCGTGATGATGCCTTGAACGAATTGACGGTCAGCGTCGGAGAAGTTACCACCGGCAACGATGCCCTTTCGGAACGTAGCCACACCGAAAGCCTTGGACAACTCACCCTTGATGACGATATCCGGGTCGCTGGTCGTAAGAGCAAAACGATTTAGATAATTCTTTACGGAGTTATTGTCACCGCTTTCGACTGCTTGACGAAGGCCAATGAGGAACGATTTACCGCCTTCATAGCCTTCAAGGTTTTCGTTAATGCCGTTTTGCTTGGCTACAGTCAACGGAGCGGACGTTGGACGATCCTTCAAGTCCACCATATACTCCTTAGCGCCAGGTGTAAACACACCAACGGAGAAGTTAGAAGGGTGGGCTTCAAGGATGGACTGTTGGAACTTAAACGCCTTATCCTCGGCATCACGACGCATCGTGCCACCAACACCAGACGGTACAGATTCCTTGATATAACGTTCCTGCCTTTCAGCAAAGGTCTTTGGAGGCTCAGTCTTAATTGGGCCAAACCCAGCACGAGGGTCATATCCATTGGTTGGGCCAAGTTCAACCTTTGTCTTGATGTCCGTAACACGACCAGCCTCTACCTTACGGGCTTCTTCGGCAGCTTGAGTCTTCAGTTTCAACTCTTCCTGCGCTCCAGTAAGGCGACGATTTACGACCTCCTTGTCGGCCTTGGCGATTTCAATCTTAGCCTCTACACGTGCCTTGGATAACTTGGTTGCCGCATCAACATCAACGCCAGGCTTACCAATTAATGCACCAAGGTTAGCCTGTTCAAAGGCAATGCTCTTAGCCAATTGGGTATCGATACGGCTCAACTGATCGTTGGTTTCCGCTTGGATACGGACAATCGGGTCTACGTTGGTAGGAGTGATGACATCAGCCGCTGTGATAGGTTTTGCGGCAACAGGAGCAACGGCAGGAACAGGTGCTGGAGCCGGGGCTGGAGCGGTAGCCTTTGGAACAGGGGTAGGTGTATAGTTGAGTACACCAGTCGTAGCAGGAGAAACACCTGTAGGCTGGTTGTAGGCTGGCATACTAAACGATGAGGTAGGAGCCGGAGCAGGGCCACTAGCAGGAGCAGCTCCTGTAGGAGAGAAGCCGGGCATCTGAGTTACATCCTCGCCACGACCAAGCGCACCAAGAGCCTCGGCTCCATAAGCCTTAGCATAGGTAGCAGCCGTATCAGCCTTTAACTTTTCAAGTTCTGCACGGGTCTTTTCTACATCTAACTTGGCACGTTCACGACCAGAGATGTCCGCTTCATACTTCTTTTGGGACTCAAACTCGGAGGCAAAAGCCATCAAGTCACGACCACCTAATTTAGAGCCGTCGCCACCTGTCTGGTTGTAAAAGTCCAGATAGGACTTGGTCTTTAAGGGGTCTAGGTTGGCTTCCTGTCCAGGAGCAATGATAACAGAACCAGCCTCATCCTTGGTCAATAGACCGTACTGAAGGCCATGTTCTACACCAGCGGTACGAGGATCGTTCTTGAGGTACGGAGCAAGTGCGCCACGCAGCTTGGCCTCTTCATCACCACGCTTTTGTGCTTCTGCGATACCACCAGCAATAGACTGACCGACAGAGGCGTAAGCCTTGCCCATCGAACCCATAGCCTCGATATAGCCAGAGGGGATTTGATTGACCTGTTCGCCTTGATACTTCTGGAAGGGAGATGCCATATATTATTATCGGATGCCAATACCAATGGCACTACCAACAAGTTGACCAAGACCGCTAACAAGACCAGCAGACCTCTGTGCGGCAGCGGCCCTATCAGCGTTCTCTTGTTGAATACGGTTAGATCGGATATTAGCGTAGTACTGAGACTCTGGCGTAAGGAATGAAGTACCAAGGTTGCCGTAACCAGCCTGTGAACCGGAATAGATTCCAGCCAAACCAAAGGGCTGGGAAGCGTTATAGGCAGGGGTTAGGTAGTTCTGAGCGCCAAAAGCCTGTTGGTTAGTCCCCATCTGGTAAGCAGATAGTGCCGTTCCCTGGCGTTCCTTGAGTCGCTTCTGACCCATATTGTAAGTATTGAGGACTTCCAGATCGCCACCTTGACGGCTGAACTGAAGGCCACGGGATTGAGCTGCGGCCCGTGCAGCTTGCTGGGCTTGGGATGTTTCTTGCTGGTTAAGAGAACTGCCCATCTGTAGGTCGCTCAGAGCCTGGTTACCAAAGGTATTGTAGATACCACGGGTCGTAGCGTCGAGCGAACCGATAGCGGATTGAGTAGCCTGTGAGCCAAGCCCGCCAAGCAGTCCAAGTTGACCCTGTGCGTACTGGGTCTGGAACTGCTGGGTAGGAGCGTATAGGTTAGAATATGCGCCAAGCAAACCTGTTGCATAATTCTGCACACCACCCAATTGGGCTTGTGTAAGTGCCGGAGCAAGCCGCAGCTCCATACCGGCCTGTTGGGGCAGTACAGAGCCTTGTGCGTCTAACGCACCTTGTAGTTCAGATAGATATTGATTAGAGTCGTTTGTAGCCATAGTTTTATAAAGTTAGACCCAATAAGGGTATCGGACGATTACGATGCCAGAGCCACCAGCAGCGCCGGATGATGTGTAAGTGCCTCCCCCGCCGCCGCCACCAGATGATGCAAGGCCAGCAACACTAGGAGAACCTCCACCATTTGATGCAGTAGCAGTAGCAAATCCTACTGTTTGATATCTTCCACCGCCAGCACCGCCCCCGCCATAAGTAGAGGCTATTCCTGTGATGCTTGACCCTCTTCCATCTCCACCATCTCCACCTTCTGGGAAGGCACTACCACCAACATTTCCATTATTTCCTACACCGCCAGCACCACCGCCGCCGCCGCCAGCGTGTGCAGAATTAGAACCCGAAAAATCTGATATCCCTCCGGCATTCGATGGGCAAAGACTAAAGCCACTTCCAGAAGCACCACCTACACCGCCAGAGCCACCGCTGCCCGCAGTACCAGTAAGTCCACCACCAGCGGTAATAGACCCAAATACTGAAGCAGATCCATTTGATGAAATAGCACCTCCATTGCCTACTGTTACGGTTATAATCTGACCAGAGGTAATTGTGTAATAAGGATAATAGCAAACAGCGCCACCGCCACCGCCACCATTGTACGAACCTCCGGTAGCACCGCCAGCACCGCCACCAACAACAAGAACCTCTACTCCAGACTCTTTAATTCCTGCCGTAAAAGTTCCACTAGAGGTAAAGATATGGCACTTGAAAGCACCAGACTTCTTGTATGTGCAAGTACCGCTGTTTGGTGCAGCCACAGTAGTCATAATGAATGTAAAATCATTCGTATTTGCACTTACTACAGTCCACTTTCCAGAATAACCAGTAACAGCCGTTGCAATTAGAACAACCTGTCCTGGAACAACAGAGTGAGCAGCAGAAGTAACAACAACGCTTTCACCGTTAGCAGAACTAAATGTAGCCGAAATAGGGGATGTGGCTACTGCATCCGGGGCGATAATCTTGTTACCGCCCGTAGCGTCAAAAGGGCCACCACCGACCTCCTCCCAGATCGTACCATTATATACCTCGGCAATAAGGTTCGTTGAGTTAAAACGGATATCGCCCTGGTTTGGAACTGCTGGGCGTTGGCCTGTAGTCCCAGTCGGCAGCTTTACGGCATCAGTCGTGTTAAACTTAGTATACGAGTCAAATAAAATTGGGTTCGTGCCGTACAGACGAATGGACTTTGCGGTGTCTGCTACATTGGGCATCGTGATAGAACCCGTAGCCGATGTTACAACAAGAGCGCCAGTAGTTGTAATATTTAACGACCCAGTAAGAGTACCGTTAATGTTTAGGTTTCCAGTCGTATTGGACTGTAATGTAATATTACCAGTACCTCCAGAAACTGGCTGAATGAGGCTTGTATTTACATCAGCGCCAGATGTTACAATTTGACTTACTGTTGCCTTACGAAGGGCGGGAACAGAAAAGTCATAAACAAGGAATAAGTCATCAGTAGGACTTAAAGCCGTTGCTAGAACCGTCTGGTCTGTAATAGCCCCCGGCAAGAGCGTTGCGCTACTGACATGGGAGTTTAGGTCAGTTGCCGTAAGGACTTGACCAGAAGTAAATGGGGTTAGATTACCCGATTGGATTTGAGCCATTATTTTTTAGATGCGGTCATTTGACCAGGGATAAGTGCTTGGATGGTGGTAGATCGGATAGAAGGCCGGTAAGCGTTAACCGTATACTTAACCTGTGCATAATACCCAGATTTGCGAGCAGGGAGGCGAAGAAGATAATCTTCGTTAGCGTCGGCAAAGAAAGAGGTAAGCCGGGTCGTGCTGTCTGGGTTTACTACCAGAAGGTCGATATACATATCAGCGCCAACAGTCATAGACACATCGGCCTGGATACTAGAGAACCGTTTCTCACGGTTAGTATCAAAGGCGTATGCTCGTGTCGTAAGGACACCGCTGATGGAAATGGGAGTAAATGAAG